TTCTTTTTAAAGACATGAAATATATCCTATACTTTAATTAAATAGTCGTGAAAAAAATCCACCTTCTCTTGCTTTTCTAGCACTTTCTTTTGAACGCTGCCTTCTCTCAAATTCACTGTTAGGTTTACCTTTACGAAAAGCAGGTGTTTCACTACCTGTTAATCCTTCAGAGCTTTCATATTTTTGTAATCTTCTTTCTCTTTCTTCCATTGTTTCTTTTGGAATTGCAGACTCTGGTTTAGTTTCTGGTATAGCAAAAGGATTAAACTGACCTTCTTTATTATCCCAAATTTCTGTTCCTTCTTCATTACCACCCATAGCCCTTGTTGCAATAGTTCTTACAATATCAACATAGTCTTTTTCTTGGTAGTCTGGATTTTGAAAATTTTTCAACCTTTCTTGACCCTCAACTTTAGTTGCTTCTTCTGATACATAGTTTACAAAAGATGCTGCTTCATTATCTTCAGCTGTATCAATTTTAACACCAGCATCTAATAAAACCTGTTTAGTATAATCCCTTAGGGATTGATTGATTTCTCTTGGTTTAGATATTTGATTATTATACTCTTGTTTTTTAAAAAAATCTTGAGTAGCTGCTGCTGCTTCGTTTCTAAAACCATACTTAAATAATATCTGTGCTTTTATTTTATCTCTTTTAGGGTCAAACTGACTTAGGTTTTCTTTTTCTAACACTGCTTCATACTCATCACTAGCTGCTTCAAGAGCTTTTCTTTCTCTTGCTTCATCATCAGGCACAAGTTTTTCAAAACCTTTTTGACCAACTTTAAAAGCTAATGCTTCACCAGCAGTAGGTTCTCTACCAAGCTCTCTAGCATAGTCACTTAGATATGTTTCATCTTGTTGTCTTGATGCTGCTCTTGATTTATCAGTAAACTTAGAAAAGTCACTTTCAGGTGCTTTGTAATAATTACTTTCTGAATCAAAAATACTTTTTATTAAATTTGCCATTATGTTTTTCCCCCCATTGCTAATTCAGATGCACCACCTGTTTTAAATGCAGCATATGCACGAGCAATATCTCCAAGATCAGAGTTACCAAGTGCAGATGTAGCACCACTTACTAATGAACTAAATAAACCACCACCACTAGATGCTGGTGTACCTGCTTTAGCTAATGCAGCACCACTACTTGCTGATGCTTGTTGTGCAGCAGCCCTAGCAGTTTCAATATTAAGACCTTGATTAACGAGAGCTTGTTCAAGTTCCATAACACTTGCAAAGCCACCCAATGAACCTTGAAATCCACCAAGTAAATTCTTAGCTTGTTGTTGTCTTTGAGCTTCATTAGTAGCAAAAGTTGATAGTGCTTGTTGATATGCTTGTGCCTGTTCTCCTTGTGCTTGTGTCCTAGCACTAGAACTTAACTCAGCTAAAGCCCTAGACTGTGCTAAACCTAATCCATAAGCATCTGGTTGCACCATACCAACATTACCAGCACCTGCTGTTTCACCTGCTAGTTGTAATCCTAACCTACCACTACCAAACAAGTTAGATTGTAGTTGTTGTCTTTGTTGAGCAAACTCAGGTTGAAGTAGTGCAGACTGTGTAGCAAAAATATCTCTTGCTCTTTTTTCACCATCATCAACACCACCAAACATAGGTAGTTGCCTACCAGCTTCTTGTAAGTATCCAGTAAACATAGGCTCTGCTGCTTGTAATCCAGCATAACCTAAACTTGTAAGTCTTGGGTCTATTGAAGACTCTACATTAAATCCATACGAACCAACAGGTTTACCAGTAGTAGTACCTACTTGGCTTGTATAAGTGTAAGGTTGAAACTGCGCTCCTTTGTAAGGCTCTGCTGGTTTGGCTTTTTTACTACCACCACCTAAAACACTACCCATTATTATTTACTCCTTTAACAAAGATTGTTCTATCATTACCTTTAAAGTCTTTTATAACTCCAACATATTTAAATCCGTACATATCTAAAAACTTCCTGTGTTTGTTATCATTATCTATCTGTGCTGCAAAAATAGGTCTGTTGTATTTTTTTAATAAAAAATCTAAATGTATTTCCATTTTCTTTCTTGTACTCTTTAACCACTTATATACATCACAGTGAATAAATAACAAATTGTTGTATTCTTCTAAGTACAAAGTAAAAGCCTTATCCTCTACTACAGGAACTTTATCCATACTACGCAGTACGCTTCCACATATAAACTGTTATGTAAGGTTGGTAGTTAGTGTCAGTAGCACTTACACCCTCTGTGCTATTAGCAACAGTAATACCTGTTACTGCTGAACTAGTGTCATTAGTCATACTATAAGTTTCATCACCATTAAAATCATCTGTTGCCGCGCCTCCTCCTGGACGATAAACACCACCATGAACGTGACCACCATCAGTAACAGTAGCAGTATGAGTGTGTGACACAAGAATAGAATCAGCACTACCACCTGTTTCTTCAACAGTATCAAACAGTGTATTACCACCATCTAAACCAACCATTACTCTACCAGCACCAAAGGCAGCCCATGTACCAAAACCTAATAAAGTGGCTGGGTTAGTGGCTACAGCAGCCTGTGTATAGATACTACCTACTGGGTATATTGCTTCCTTAGTTGCTGCAATAGCAGTGGTAACAGCAGCTGTTACATAAGCTGTTGTAGCTAGTTGAGTATTGTCTGTAGAAGAGCTAGCTGTTGGGGCTGTAGGAGCACCTGTAAGGGCTGGACTATTGGTGTCAGCTTTACTATTAACTGCTGTTTGAATAGCACTAAACTCATCATCAATCTCAGTACCTTTTACAATTTTGTTAGCGTTACCTGTAGTCAGGGCATCTTTAGCTGCAAAGTCTGTTGTTTTTGAATAATTACTCATTTATATAATCCTACCTAGTTTTCCGTAAATATCTACTTTTTGTATACTCAAAGAACCACCATCAATTTCTGCTTCTATACCTAACTGAAAGATGCTTCCCGAACCTGATACAGATGAATCTAATCTATCTAATGATATACCTGCTTGATACTCTGCTACACTTGCTGCATTAGCTCCATACTCTGCTGTTCCGTACTCTGAAACTGGTATATCTTTTATTGTAAACGGAAATGAAAAGTATCTTGTTACATAATCAAAACCAGCTTTTAAATTAAATGGTTGTGCAGTAGAACCAATAACAGTAACAGCAGCTCTTTTTAATAACTTGTTTTGATTTGGATAATTTAAATCAAAGTGATTAGTAAAATAACTCATAGTGTAAGCAACAGAGTTATCTGTAAACCCACCATACTCTGCTATGCCATTAGCTTGTGTAAGATACATTTCTTTAGTTGTTTTATCGTAAACAAAATCAGTGTGGTCTAAGTTGTTCCAAGTTGTTACTCTATAAGCATTATCTTCTAGTGGTCTACGAGTATCAAATACATAGATAGTTTTTGCTTCTGGTAAAAATATTAAATAAAACGCTTTCTCAGGAAAGTAACAAGACTTAATTAAACTAAAGTTAGATTCTCTATTTACATTACCTAAGAAAGAATCTCTTATGTTTTTAGATAGGTCATTTAACTTAGCTGACTTTTCTTGTATCGTTCTACCTAAACTTCTTAATCCTGTAGCAGATAAAAATAAAATATCCGCACCTGTGTTTTGTATTGTATCTCTAGTAATACAACCAACACCTTCTAATACTTCTACTAATTGTAAAGTGTTTACATCAAAGCTACCTTGAAAACTATCAGTGTCTTTAAATATAATAATGTTGTTCTTACAAAATATAATTAAATGACCATTGTGGCTACCAAGCCCTGTAACGACATCTGAGCCTTTTGGAAGCACACCTGCTATGTTGATACTACCAGCACTCCCACTGCCCCATTTAGTACCTTCTAGGAGGTCTGAGAAGTATACAGTAGTCTTGTTAGTGGAAGTATCTGCTGCCCATAGTCTACCATAAGCACTCATTACTATGTTTGCACTAGGTACTGTACCTGTATAATCAGCGTGTTGGTCTATGCTTTTAAACTCATCAGCAGTAGACTCGTTAGTGTAGTACAAAGGTTTGTAACCTGCTTGAAAGAAATAAGCTCTATCATTCAAGGTTACACCTTGCCAGTTACCTGCTAATATAGTATCAGTTGTAGTAGGTGTTATTGTAGTAAGTGTACTAAAACCTTTTTTAAATGTAGTAGCGTTCCAAGATATAAAAGTATTAACACCAGCTACATCTAAGAAGGGGTGCATACCTAGTAGGTTAATACCATCACTACCTGACGTACGATAAAACCAACCTTCTCTTGCACCTAGTCTACCAAACTCATCAATAACACAATTGTTTGCATCAAGAGCAAAGCTAGGGTCATTAGACAAACTAGACTCTTGAGTATTTAAACCTAAAAATGCTGGTGCTACCAGTGATGCTGTTACTAATTCTTTTGCCATATTAGTTTGTACTCACAATAAATGGTACTTCTTCAACTGTAAGGATACAAGAAACTCCTGTACCACCTGCACATGAACCTTTAATTTTATAACCAGCTTCTAGCATTACATAACCACCATTCATTTGTAATTCTATAAAGTCACCAGAGCCTAAACTCTTATCACCTAATACTGTTATCTCTGTAGAGTCAAAGTTAATAGTTACATTTACATCGCCTCTAGTAGAACCTGCACTGTTAGATACAAAAATAAGAACTAACTTTGATCTCATATTATTAGGTACTGTGTATACATCTGCTGGTGATGATGCTAGTGATTCTACAAAGACTGTTCTAGCTTTCATACCACACTAACTCCTCTGGGTGTTTGTTACCATCTAAAGTTACTGCATCTTGTAAAGCATTAGTAGCTCTAGCATAAGCACTAACAGGGTTGATACCACCATCTTCACCACGCTCTTCTACTGCCATTGCATAAGCTAGTAGCTCTACTGGTTTAGTTGGTACAGTTAGTGTATCAGCATCATTTACTAAATCGTCTGACCTAAGTACACAGTTAAATCTAATTGTGTATGCTTTGTCTGGTATAGGATATAAGTCTACTTGTGTATCACCATCAGCACTAACTCCGTTAAACGAATAGTAATAAGGTGAGCCTGTTGCTACATCATTACTTAAAAAGAATTTATTAAAATCGTGTGCTGCTTTGTAATCTAAGAAAAAGTTATCTGTTACATTTGTTGCATCTAATACTGTTAAAGCATTTAAAGAACCATTTAGTTCATAGTTAAAAATACCACTGGTTGTAGTAGCACTTAATGTAGTTCTTAATGCACTCCAGTTCCAAGCATTTTCTACTGATTCTTTTGCATCATTAACAAGTACAGCTATCAAGCTAGAGTAAGAAGATTCATTAACTGTTGATACAGTACGCTCTCTTAATCGTTTTAAAATGTTATTAACTATATCTAAGTAAGTCATATCTTGTATCCTAATTAAACCATTTAGAGAATATGGTACTACCGATACCACCTAATCCCATTGCTATAAATATAGCTCCAGCAAACATTCCCTTTCCTTTAGCCATTTGTTTTTCTAATTCATTTACTCGTTCAGATAACATAGTGCAAGTTTTATTCATTTCACTTATTTCATTATTAAGCTGAGTAACTACTGCTACTAACTGTCCTGCTTCGTAATCTGTCATGTTAGACATAAGTGTGGTTATCCTTTATCTTACTATTGAAACATTTGCTTGCAAAGTGTCTGCAAAACTAGAAATTGAATAAGTTTCAAACCTAACACTGCCTACTGCTGGAGTTGAAACCCTACTAAGAGCAGTATTAAAACCACCATTATTAGTAACTGTTCCTTGTACAGACCCAGTTATATGAACACAGTAATTTACATCTGGCATATCAGTAGTAAAATTAGCTGTATATTGACCAGCACCATGGTCAGTAATACTTGACACATTTCCACTATCTCTAATTGCTACTGTTCCTGTACCATTAAAATTAACCCATGCCCTAACACCATAAGCAGTTGCAGAAGAACCAAACCCTGAGTTCATTTGTAAATTATTACTACCATCTTCTAATATAGCAGTACCAGTAGCAGCAGGAAGTGTTATAGTCCTAGTGCCAGCTACTGCTGGTGCTGATACAGTAACAGTTCCGCTTGTATCTCCTGTAAGGACTATTGAACTCATTACACACTTGCTCCTTTAAGCTGGTCTAGTGTTGTCATACTATCTACTTGATTAGTAATATCTCTTAGTCTTTGTTTCTCTGTAACTATAGCTGTAGTTGATGTGCCAGCTTCTTGTGCTTGCATAAACAAAATATCTTGTGCTTCAAGTAAAGGCTTTCGTTCTTCACGAAGTCTGTCTTTAGTAATGACTTTAGCTTTAGTTATGTCTACTGTTATGCCCATGTCCATGCACCTCTAAATGCTCTATCTGATGGTACTACACTATCCTCTACTATTTCGTAATTAGCTCCTGCTGGTACATCTTTAGCAGCTAGTTCTTCCATAGTGTGGGTTAATAAATACTCAGGTGCAGGAACAATAACTGCTACTCCACCATCACTTGTTTCATATATTATTCTCATTCTACTTTTCCTTTTATCTTATAAAATTTACATTGACTATAGGCATATCTAAATTAACATTTGATGAGGCTCTTGTATTAAACCTATATGCACTTGTTGTAGGTAGAACAGTTGCTCCAGCAATAAATACATTGTTGTTAACTGCAGATGAAGTTGACCCATTTACCGAATAATCATCATCAGGCATAGCTGTAGTAAAATTAACTGTATAATTACCAACAGCATTATCAGTTATACTAGATACATTTCCAGAAGCATTTATACTAACAGTACCAGTACCAACAAAGTTTACCCAAGCACGACACCCGTACGCTGTACCAACAGACCCAAACCCAGAATCAAACTTTAAGTTACCAGAGGTATCTATTGTAGCTTTAGTAGACCCTGCTGATTGAAAGTCAATCTGACCACTGGTATCAGAGGTTAGTTTTAAACCATCACTTGTATCTGCATTAATTATTGTAGCCATTACTTACCCTTTATCTTATTACTGCAAGTTGTACACTTACTGCATCATAATTTGCTGCGGAATTTCTATTTTGAACCCTAACTCCCGAAACAGTTTGATTATTAAAACCAAATATTTCTACAAATAAAGCACCATTACTAGTAAGAGTAGATGCTGGAATTGCATTTACAGCATAATTTACATCAGGCATATTGTTAGTAAAGTTTATTGTATAATTGCCTGTACCATTATCTGTAATACTAGAAACATTTCCACTATCTCTTATTGCAACTGTGCTTGTACCATTAAAATTAACCCACGCTCGTACTCCGTATGCTGTAGTATTAGAACCAAATCCAGCATTAACAGTTAGGGTAGTAGCTGCTATATCAGCAGTAGTAATTCCAGTAGTTCCGTCTAGTGTAATAGCCATATTATAATACCACCCATCTTTGTCCACTTGGTACTGTTACTGTAACACCACTTGCAATAGTCATTGGGCTAACACTCATACCATTAGTATTAGTAGTTAATGTATAGTTAGTAGTTATCTCGTTACTGTTCTCGTATATTGCACCACCTGCTGATGCACCACCACCTATAGAACCCCAAGCACTTCCATCATATCCTTCAAAAGAACCTGTGGTAGAATTAAACCTAATGTATCCTGCTGCTGGTGAACCATCTCGTTGTGCTGTAGTACCACTAGGTAATAAACCTGCACCTGTACTAGAAGTTTTAGTTACAGTAGTTACTAGTGGAGAGGCATTATCTGCTGTAGTTCCTTGTGCTGCTGTTGC